GCTGCGGCAATTACCGAACCCAACCATATGCCGCAATCGAATGATATTAATTTTAATTTCAAGGACCCTTTACGTAAGCGTATTATTGCTTATGAACGTTGGGGCCTATATGATATTCATGGTAAAGAATATCTGGAACCTATTGTTTCTACCTGGATCGGCAATGTAGTAATTAGGCAGGAAGAGAATCCTTTTCCTGATGGCAAACCACCTTTTGTGTTTGCTCCCTATATGCCGATCAAGCGTCAGGTTATGGGTGAGCCAGACGCAGAACTCTTGGAAGACAATCAGAAGATCCTGGGAGCTGTTTCCAGAGGCATGATCGATCTCCTGGGTCGATCTGCAAATGCCCAGCAAGGCTTTGCCAAAGGCATGCTGGATGTCTTGAATCGTCGTCGTTTTGAGCAGGGTCAGGACTATGAATTCAACCCCAACATGCCGCCCCAGCAGGGCATCATGGAGCACAAATATCCTGAAATTCCCCAATCGGCCATGGTCATGCTGCAGATGCAGAACCAGGAAGCCGAAGCTCTCACAGGCGTAAAGGCCTTCTCTGGAGGGCTTTCTGGTGACGCCTATGGAGAGGTGGCTGCAGGCATCAAAGGCATCCTGGACGCTGCTGCAAAGCGCGAGATGAGCATTCTTCGTCGATTGGCCGGTGGCCTGGTCCGAATCGGTAAGAAGATGATCGCAATGAACGGTGTTTTCCTGTCAGATAAGGAAACCGTTCGTATTACCAATATGGAATTTGTTACAATTAACCGTGAGGAATTGGGCGGAGAATTTGATCTAAAAGTTGATATTTCAACAGCTGAGGTTGATAATAATAAAGCCCAGGATCTGGCCTTCATGTTGCAAACCATGGGTAACACCATGGATTTTAACATTACTAAAATGATTTTAGCTGAAATTACTCGTCTAAAACGTATGCCAGAATTGTCACATGCAATTATGCTATTTGAACCAAAACCTGATCCTCTGGTCGAGCAAATGAAGCAACTTCAGATCCAAAAGGAAATGAAGGAAATCGAGAAGCTTCAGTCAGAGATTGATCTTAACCTGGCTCGAGCCAAGAGAGAAGAAACCACTGCCGAGAAAACCGCTCTCGAGACTGTCGAGCAGGAAACCGGTACGAAACATGCTCGTGACATGGAGAAACAGGCTGGTCAGGCTATGGGCAATCAGGCTCTGGCAGTAACCAAAGCACTGGTGACACCACGTAAATACGATCAGACTACACCGGATATTGAGGCAGCGATCGGTTACAACGAATTGACCAAGATGATGCATGATCCAAGGACTGGTCCTACGGCAACAACTTCTCCATACACACCGGGGATGACATCACAAGAACCCTTGGATGCTGCAGCTATCAATGCAATGGCTGGACCAGCAGCAGGATTGAACATGCTTCCAAGCAGGCCTGGTGGGCCTTCTCCTGAGCTCCCAGCTGGTCTTCTTCCTGGTTCCCCTCCAGGTCCACCAATGGCGCCTCCGATGGAGCCAGCAATGATGCCCCCAATGGCGCCTATTGACCAGGGACCAGTCCCAGGAGTACCTGTAGTTTAACCCCTATTAAAAGGAAACATTATGTCGGATATCCAAGATCTTGAGCAAGGCATCAAGGACGCCGAGGAATTGATCGGTCGCCGTCAAATGGCCCTCAAGCTTTCCGAAATTCGTGAATTCAGAAAGCTTATTCTGGAAGATTATATGGTTACTGAATGTGCTCGTCTGGTTCAGCTTTCAGCCGATCCTGCACTGAACGTACAGCAACGGGCTGACTCCCTTGCTATGGCTCAGGCCACTGGTCATCTGAAGCGCTATCTATCGATGATGGTGCAGATGGGAGCTGTTGCCGAACGTGAACTGCCTCAGATGCAGGCAGCTCTCGATGAGACACGCTCCATGGAAATGAATGATGACGACGTTGACGACGGGTCGGGAAAACAATGGGATGTCCGCCATGACGCCCACTGAAACAGCTGAAGCTGAAACCGAAACCATTGCTCAGGAAGAAAAGCCCAAAGGCAAAGCCGAGGAATCTAAAAAAGATTATCTCGAAATGTCTGACGAGGATTTTCTTAAAATTAATGGTCCTGAGAAATCAGAGAAACCTGTCCCAGAAAAGGTAGCTGGCGACGATAAGGCCGATGAAAGCGAGGACAGTAAGGTTGATAAAAAGGAGCAGGATACCAACACCAAGGATGAAACCAAGGCGACAGACGATAAGCCAGAGGAACCAAAGGAAGAGAAGAAGGCTAAGTCCGATTCTCCTGGTTCCAAGGTCGTAGTAGCTGAGTCGGAAGATAAAAAACCAAAGACTGATACTGTTGATTATGAGGGATTTTTCAAACAAATTATGACGCCTTTCAAGGCGAATGGTAAAACCTTTGAGGTAAAAACTCCCGAAGAAGCCATTCGTCTAATGCAGAAAGGCGCCGGTTATGGTCGTAAAATCCAGGATATGCAGCCCCATCTTAAGGTGCTACGTATGCTGGAGAAAAATAATTTGCTTGATGAAAGTAAATTATCATTTTTAATTGATTTGAATCAGAAAAATCCGGATGCAATTAAAAAATTAATTAAAGATGGTGGTATTGATCCCCTTGATTTGAATGCCGATGATAAAGTAAACTACACACCGAAAAGCCATGCTGTCACTGACAAGGAAGTAGCGTTCCATCAAGCCGTAGCCGAGATCCAGACACAACCCGGTGGCTTTGAAACGCTTCGCCAAATCAATCAGACATGGGATCAAGAGAGCAAGGGATTGCTCTGGGAATCGCCTGAGATCTTCGAGATCATCCAGACCCAGCGAGACAATGGTGTTTACAACCAGATCGTAGCTGAGATCGATCGTCAGAAGCTTCTTGGCACAATGCCGAATTCGACGCCGTTCCTACAAGCCTACAAGGTCGCCGGGGACCATCTGGTCAAGACCAATGGTTTTAAAGCGCCGATTCAGAACCAGCCTGTGACCAATGCCAATGGCAGTGGAAATGGTCAACAGCAGCCACAAGTGATCGCCACCCGTACAGCTGTACCGAAGTCTCAGGCTCAGAACAGCGATAAGGCTGCTACTGCATCGTCTACCAAGACGAGTACGAGCAAGCCTAACCTCGCCGTCAATCCACTGGAAATGTCGGATGACGATTTCATGAAACAATTTAAAGGCCGGTTTTAGATAATACCGACCGGAGGTATTACCAATGTTGAATTATAATGCTCCCGCATTTACCATCAGTGGTACCAAGTCCGATATTGACGCCACTGGCGGCGGTCAGATGCAGACCTTCTTCTGGCTCAAGAAGGCAATCATCACAGCTCGTAAAGAGCAGTATTTTATGCCGCTCTCCAATACGGTCAACATGCCGAAGCACTATGGCAAAACCATTAAGGTTTATGAATATGTGCCTCTGCTCGATGATCGTAACATCAACGACATGGGTATCGATGCTGCTGGTGCAGTCATCGCCAATGGCAACCTCTATGGTTCGTCTAAGGACATCGGCACGATTACTGCCAAATTGCCAGTGCTTTCGGAAAACGGTGGACGTGTAAACCGTGTTGGTTTCACCCGTATTCAGCGTGAGGGTTCTCTCCAGAAATTTGGTTTCTTTACCGAATTCACAGCTGAGGCTCTTAACTTCGATTCTGACGACGAGTTGATGGATCATCTTAGCACCGAGCTTATGAATGGTGCTGTTGAGATCACCGAAGACGTACTCCAGAGGGATCTGCTCAATGGAGCCGGTGTCGTTGTCTACGCTGGAACAGCAACCTCCAATGCAACGATTACCGCTGAAGGTGCTGGTGCTGCCTTTATTGATTACCAGGACCTGATGCGTCTTGATGCGATCCTGACCGATAACAGGACTCCCAAGCAGACTAAGATCATCACTGGTTCCAGGATGATTGATACCAAGGTCGTCAGCGGTGGACGTATCCTTTATGTCGGATCTGAATTGGTTCCGATGATCAAGGCCATGAAGGATCTGTTCAATAACCAGGCATTCATTCCGATCCAGCAATATGGCGATGCCGGTACCATCATGAACGGTGAGATCGGGTCCATTGATGCTTTCCGCATCATCCAGGTACCCGAGATGCTGAACTGGGGTGGTGCTGGTGCTACTGTCTCGGCCAACCCTGGTTATCGAGTCACTGGCACAAAGTACAACGTCTACCCCATGCTCTGTGTTGGTGATGATTCATTCGTGACGATCGGATTCGAGACCGATGGCAAGACAGTCAAGTTCTCTGTCATGACCAAAATGCCCGGTAAGGAAACTGCCGATCGCAATGATCCTTATGGCGAAACTGGTTTCTCGTCCATCAAGTGGTACTATGGTTTCTTGATGAAGAGGCCGGAACGTGTCGGTGTAATCAAGGGAGTGGCTCCGCTTTGATAATCTTCTACCCCCAGAAGATTAATCAATGAGCCCTGAAACTGGGGGAGATATTGAATCTCCCCCTCTTTTTTAAACGAGGATTCAATGGCTACTGAACTTTTTAA